CGAAATAGCCGCACAGAAACAGGTTGAAGCAAATAGCCGCGCCGTAGGTGCTACGGAGCTGCGCCATCTTTATCGCTGGCGTATTTGACGCACGCCTTGGCGACGAACGCCGAGAACGCTGCGCCGCCGTCGAGCCGCGACGCAAGAGCGGTGATGAACTTGGCTTGCTCGTCCGCCGGAAAGGCCATCCGGTCGCTATAGGCGTGCCACGTATCGGCATCATGAAAGAACGAAACGCGTTTCATAGGGAGTCGCCCACTACCAAAGATGACTAATTGATACAACATCTATTGACGTAGGCGAGCGCGACCATGTAGCACTCATTCATACCTCAGGAGGTATTAATCAATGACGACCCAGTACAAGGGTGAGTTGCTGGACTCGGCCGACATGGCGGTGGTTTTTGGCCGAAAGCGCCAGGCGTTCCAAAACTGGCTGAAAACCGGGAAATGTCCGGTGAAGCCTGAAAAGCGGGTATCCGGCGGCCCGTACACCTGGCGCCCGATCGCCGTGTACACGCATCTTTTCGGGCCCCCGGCGTCATATCTGGACGTCGAGCGGTGGGTGGCGAAGATTCGCAAGGGCGTGGCGTCATGAAGGCGCTTCTCTTGTTGCTTGCCGGCTGCGGCGTCATCGATCGCCCGGTGGTTGCATATCCGGAGGGCGCGGCGCTCGCGCGCTCCTACGCGCACACAATCAACCTCAAGGCCGGCGTCAACGCGTTGAGCGTCGAGCCGTGCGACACCCTTGCGGCGCGCTGCATCACCGTCGAGCGTACGGATCCGTTCGTCGACGACAATGCCGAGATGATCGCGCAAGACACCGTTGCGGAAACCGAGATGGATGCGACGAGGCCCACGATCACGTTCTCATCGCGGGCGCTGCGTCGGCTGAACACGGCGACGCTGCATCTCGCAATGTTGCATGAGCTCGGCCACGCGTTGGGCGCCAGGCATCAGGGCGGCGCGGAAAACATCATGGCGCACGACTTGTGCACGACGCTGCCGCTCGATGTGGCGATCGAGCAGATCGCTGCGATTGCGCGAGGCGTGAAATGAGCCCCCTTCGCAAAGCCGCCGAGGCCGTCGTGTTTGGCGACGTTTGGAAACAGGCCGAACTCGTCGCCGCGATCGAAGCCGTGGCCCGCGAGCACTGCCGGAAGATCGCCGAAGTCGCCCGGCTGTACATCAAAGCGTCCCACGTTTGCATGTCGATGCGTGGCAGCGGGTCTCCATACTCGGACTGGGCGCGCGAGCAAGGCGAGGCGGAGCAAGAATTGACCGTGCTTTGCGCCGCCATCCTAGATGCCAAGGAGGAGCAGCCGGACGCCAACGGCAAGTACATCGCCGCCTGCGACCCGCAGACGGTGCTCGCGCTGCTGGACGAGGTCGAGCGGCTGCGGGAGACCGTCAGGCTCTACAAATTGCGCAGCGAGTGCCTGCACTGCGGAGCATTGCTGGAACAGAGCGAAGCGGACAAGGAGCACTGGCGTACATGCGACGAGCACCCGGCCCGTGCTGAACGCGACGCCCTGCAAAAGCGGCTCGACAGTGCCGAGGTGTACAACAACGCGCTCGAAGAGGAGCGCAAGCGCATCGGTCTGCAGTTGCACGAAGCCAAGCAAGAGTGGGCCGAGCGCTGCAAGCGACAGGAGGCCGGGCTCCGTGCCGCAGAAGCTGAACGTGACGACCTACGAAAGCAGCTCGACGAAGCGTCTGACGTGGTGATCACCAGCGGTATCGAGATTGGTACGCTGCAAATCCGCGCCGAGAAAGCCGAGGCCGCGCTGGCAGAGGCGCGCCCATGGTGTGACTGGTGTGGAAGGAGAGACGAATGAGCACGCCGCAGAAGTACGTAACGCTAGCGCTCAAGGTCCGCGAGAACTACTGCTCACACATCGGCGGCCACTACGACGGCCACCACTGCCTTGAGTGTGTCGAGGACAAGATGACCGCCGACATCGCCGCCGCGCTGCACGAAGCCGCCAAGGACGCGGTGCGGGGTGCGTTCACCGTAGAAGACCGCGGCTGGGGGAGGAGCCAAAACAAGTGGGAGGTTCGGACTTCCTTCACCCCGTTCTGGGGTGCGGGCTACGTGGGGTGTGAATACGACCAATATGACACCGAGTCCGAGGCCGACGCCGCGCGCGAGAAGCTGGTGGAGGAGCTGACGCGATGAGCGACTGGACGACCAACCCGCCCACCAAACAGGGTCACTACTTCGCCTGGGACAAGCGCATGGATACAACCCTGCTGCTTGTGGACTACAACGGCGGGAAGCTGCTCATGGCTCAAATGTTCACGGTAGCGGAGTGGTGTCCGCTGGAGTGGTGGTCGCATTGGATGCCGTGCGAGGACCCACAGAGGCCAGCGGAGGCGTTTACGTAGGTCATTGCGGGGCGGCGCACGCGCGGTGCGCACGCGGCGGGAGGCGGAACGACACAACGCCCAACTACGCCACGGTCGATCGGCCGGACAACCCGGCCCCCGCAAATCTGACGCAACGTGGCAATTCGACACACATCGTAAGCAAGCTCTTGAGCACGTCCGGCAGGTATGACTTATTACTCCCACGTGGGTTTTAAGCTCACCTTGCGACTGGGCACCGCAAACACAATTTGAGCATTCCCCCCGCGCGGCTGTGTCCGCCCGGTCCGCGGCCAGCGCGGGGGGAATTTTTCGAGTGTGGGCAGCGTGCGGACAAATCTCGAAATTGACGATCTCATGAAGACCGGCCGGCTACCGAAGCTGGCCCGCATCCTCAGGTGCGGCATCCCGGAGGCATTGGGGCTGCTCTCTCTGGCCTACAATCGCACGCAGCGCGTCGAGATGGCCGAGGTCACCCGCGGGCAGTTCTACGATGCCATGGCGATTTTTATAGACGAGCGCGCTGAGAGCGACCGGCTGCTGGAGGCCATGATTCGCGCCGAGCTCGCTGACGACGTCGGCGGAGAGAACGTCGAAATTCGGGGCAACGCCGAGCAGATCGGCAGGCTCAAGCTCTACCGCGACAAGGCAAAAGCGGCGGGAATCGCCTCGGGCAAGAAGCGAACCCGCAGCCAACCCCCGGGTTCGGAAAGTCGAACCCCGGGGTTGGCTGCGGCTAACCCCGGGCCAACCCCCGGCCAACCCGCAACGAACCCTCCTTTACTCCTTTCTCCTAAAGCTTTTAGCGAACCCTACGAAACTGAACCCTCAGGGGTGGGGGGTGGTGTGGATCTAAACCCACCAGACCCCGATCGTGCATTGCCCCCCCCGCCCCCTGTTTTTTCAATTTCCGACCGGATGCCTCCGAAGGTTGATTCCACGATGGCTGCGCTGGTCGAAAGCGAATACCGCGCGGCGATGGCTCAACGAGGGTGGTCGGCGCCGCCGAAGTGGACGCTCAACGACCGCCTTTGCCTTGGCGATATCGCTGCCGCTGCGGGACCGGGTTGGATCGACGTGCTGCGCACCTACTGGGCGACTGACAGCGAGTATTACGATTCGCGCGGCTACGATCTCAAAACCGCGAAGGCAGACCTAGGAAAGCTTAAACGGGCCCACGATCGACGATCGTCGCCAGCCATATCAGACCCTGAGCCGCTCGTTTGGGAGAACGGTGGGGCCGATTGGGAGGCTTGGCGGGCACGCAAACGAGAACGCGAGGGATCGCGAAAGGAAAAACGAGAGTGAGAGACGAAAAAATGGATTTGCGAGGCGAGAGCGATGAGCTGATTGTCACCGCAGTCAACAGCCTGGCGGCGGCCTTTGGTCGCAAGCTGTCGCCCGAGGGCCTTAACGTGTGGGTGAAGCGCCTGCGCCCATACCGCGGGGCGAAGCTGTGGGCAGCAATCGAGAAGGCCACGGAATCCCGATCGATGCCATCGATCGGCGAAGTGCTCGAGCTGATGCCCCGGCGCGATCGGCAGGCTGCGTGGGAGCCACCCCCGCCGCTGTCAGCCCAAGAGCGCCGACGCGTCGACAACGCGGCAATCATGAGCATGCTCCACCTGCACTACACGATGGGCTGGCCGCTTGAGGATTTCTCCTGGCACGCAATGGGGCGCGCGTTCGGCAAACACGATGGCACGCCAGCCACGGACATCCCGAAGATCCTGGAGCACGCCAAGGAGCACTACACACAGGCGCGCGTCGAGGAGTGGATGCGGGTCAAATATGCCGAGCTCGACCGCTTGTACGCGGCGGCCAATGTATGAATAATTCCACCCTGCAGGGGCACGATTACCACTTTGACCTGGCCGCTCACATGGCTCGCAAAGTCGCAGATAGCCAGCGCTTGACGGCCGAAAAGGTGCGTAAAATGCGGCAGGCGAATCAGGGAGTCGATTGGCACATCGACGAGATTCACAGCCTACGGGCGGTGCTCCGAGATATCGCCAGCGACGACAAGAACCCAGCGCCGACGCGAGCACTGGCCGATGCAGCACTTGAGGAAGTATGAGCCGCAACGGCGAACACCTTGAGCAAAAAGCCCTGTGCGAGTGGCTCGACTGGAACGGCATCGGGCATGCGGCGATCCCTAACGGCGGCCATCGTCACCCGGCTGTAGCGGCCAAGCTCAAAGCAGAGGGAGTCAAGGCGGGGATGCCAGACTTGCTGCTATTCCCGCCGCACAGCAGCGGGGCGCACGTCATGATCGAGATGAAGCGGGTTCGAAAGGTTGGCGCCCCCAAGGGCCGACTCAGCGACGAGCAAAAATCGCGCATTGCCGAACTGGAGAGACACAGCTGGATCGTCGTCGTCGCACACGGCTTCGATGACGCTGTGAAACAGCTACGGGCACTGGGGTACTGAATCTCACCGATATAAGTCGCCCAATTATGCCCAAATGGCCCTGTATCGGTATGATTGCGACGTTCAGTCGCCCATCATGAGCAGCTGCCCGCAATAGGCAGCGCACGCCATCTCGGTCTTCTCGTTGGCCCACACGCGAGCGAGCCGCCAGCAGAGTGACGCCTTGCGCGGGCTGCCGTAGGTTGCCCAGATCAGAGCCCGATGCAGCAGCCACTTGCGCCACCAGCTGCACTTGATGCGGTAGCGGCCTTCTGGGACTGCTTCCTTTGCTCGTCGCTCGCGCTCAAGGTGATCCCGGATCGCGATGACGACAGAAGGCACGCCGATCGTCATGAGCAACAGAGCAAACGTCGTCACAATCCACCACCCAAACGCGGCCATCACTTGAGCACCCCCGCCGCTTTCATTGCCGCGTTTTTGCCGAAGTAGTCTACGACGTCGCCCGCAACGAGCTCGGCCGTGTTCAGCCCATCGGGCCACGCCTGGTATTTCTCGCGCCACTCCGGCCGAATACGTCGCGTGGTCGGGTCAACAATCTCGTGCGGGGCGTACTGGTCGCCGGTCGCGAAGTCGCAGTGCACGCCGATGACGCCCGGGATCGCGTAGGTGGTGACACCATACGCCGCCATCTTCTGACACCACGTCGAATCCTCACCCACGACCACCTTGCCGTCCGGCGCGCGCAGCATCTCGAACCATGGCTCTGGAATCTTCCGAAACAGGTCGAGCGACATCAGCCACATTCCGCCACCCACGCAAGACGTCGGCACAGGGGCCAGGTAGCCGACCTTCGGGTCGACCAGTTGCTGGCTGTAGATTAGCTCGGGGTGCTCGCCGCTCGTCGTCGTGTTCGTTTGCAGCGCTGGCGTCTTCTTGACGTAGATCCCTGCGACCGATGGCAGCGCGAATGACAGCAGCGTGCGAAGCGCGTCCTTTGGGATCAGGACGTCATCATCGACGAAGAAGATGTGCGTGGCGTCAACGTCGGCGAGCGCCTGCTTGACGCATTGGACTCGCGCCGCCACGTAGTCGAGCCCGTAGACCGCCAGCATTTGAGCCGAGGCGTGCTGCCCTGCCCCTTCCCAGTTCTCGAGGTTCGGCGCGGGGTACTTCGGGTGCTGCTTGCGCTGCGGGAGCGCGACGATCACCTTTTGCTGCTTGTACATGCTGACGCGCTTGGACCAGAGCAGGCGAGACAGCACCATGCGCGCATCATGCAGCTCGACCGCGGTAAGCTTGTCGCGCTGCTCGTTGAACGACTTGCAGACCGCGTAGAGGTTCTCGGCCTGGTCCTGCCGCGAGAACACGAACGGGCTGGTCAGCTGAGCGTAGCCGTCCGAGTGATCGGGGCGCGTCAGGATCGATTCGACCCACTCGATGTCCTTGTCCTCGAAGCATTCGGTCTTGCGCATCGTCGCCAAGAAATCGGTGACCACTTCGTCGGGCACTTTGAGGCGAGGCGGGCGAGCGCTGATAGCTGCGTTGATCAAGCGGCAATCTCCTGTTGTTTGGTGAGGCCAAGCACGTCGATCCAGGCTGGCAGGTGGGTAGAGACGCGATAGTCATGGGCGGGACGCGTCGGTAGTGGCTGGCCGAACGCAGCCACGAACGCCGCCGATTCGCGAAACAGCGTATCGGGGTTGGCCAGCGTCGTGTGCAGCGCGTCGGTCTGTCCGTGCAGCTGCAGCACGTGCGCTGGGACGCCGGCAATCTCGGCCTGCGCCATCACGATTCCGAACGTCTCGGGGTACGTGCTGACCATGAACAGGCCATCGCTGGCGCTGAGCAGGACTTGCATGCCCGCAGGCGATAGGCCGTGATAGACGCGCACGTCCTTGGCTCCATCGAGCAGCTTGGGATCGAAGCTGTCGTAGCCCGGGCTCGTGATCGTCAGCGTCGCTTTCTTGAAGTGGTACGACTTGGTTCGCTTCAGCTCGTTCCAGAGCGCGATGGTCGGCTCCAATCCCTTCATCGCCGCCGAGCCGTAGACGTAGTTTCGAGACTTCTCGACCAGCTTCACCGGCTTGGGTTGGCCGTAGAAGTCGTCAGGCAGCATGCATGGGATGACGCTGAGGCGAGGCCAGTCGCTGAGCAGCCCACGCATGAACGGCGAGTGCACGACGACTTGCGCGCCCTCGACTTCGTGCATTCGCTCAATGACGTACTCGAGCCGCGGATCTGGCAGGTCGTGCAGGTCGAACACGAGCCGGTTGAACGATACGCCAGGCGGGATGCCGCCGGTCCGCTCGCAGACGAGAACATCGCACGACACAGCCGCACTGGGGTGACGCACGCCGTAAGGGTCGGGCCGACCGTGCAGCTCGTGCACCGGCAGATAGGTGACGCCATTGACCAGGCTAAACGCAAACACCGGACTAGCGACGCCTACGCTATAGCCCGCCGCCGCTAGCGCCTCGGCTAGCACCACCACCTGAAACTCGCTGCCGCCAGTAGGGCTATTGCGCACCGACATCCCGGTGGCCGCTAGTCCACCCAGCTGAGCGATTAGCACATCGAAGCGGTATTGATGCGGCGCGTTAGGACTGATGGCTTGAAGTCGCATTAGCGCTATACTATGTGACACTAAGTGACAGCGCAACGGGTTAGAGAGCCAATAGCGGAGCGAATAGAGCAGCTGATCGCGCTTGCTAGCGGACCTATTAGCAAACCAGAGCTAGTCGCCGCAATCAAGTCTCTGCGTAGCATCAAGTTTCAGTCGCTCAACGAGTACGACAGCCCGATCGTCGCCAAGGTCAAAGCGGTGCTGACCCGCACGACCGTTGACGGCGCAGGCGTCGTGATGCTCGGTGGGCAGATCCTCACTCCCAAGCTGCTGGCGCGCGAGTGCAAGATCGCCGATGACCAGTCAGGCGTCTGCACGGTTGGCAAGGTGATCGCTGGCCTCGGCTATCGTCGCCTTGCAATGAGCCGAAACAAGCCCGTGCGCTATCAGGCGCCAAGCGAGCGATGGAGTGAGTGACATCCTCGAGGACATCGAGGCTATGGCGCGGGCGCAGATCGCAGCGTTCGCCGAGCACGTTGAGCAGGGCTATCGGCTCAGCGGCGACGACATCAAGACGCTCGACGTGTTGGCGCGCACGATCATGACGTGCCGCGAGGATGCGCGCAAGGCCGAGCTGGCGCTGGCCAAGCTCACAGACGACGAAGTGGATGCGCTGCAGAGGCGCAACAAGGGGAAGGCATGAGAGCCAAGCCACGCCCACCGCAAGCAGAGCCGTTTCAGCAATACGCAAAACCGAAAAGCCACCAAGCGGCGTTCCGTGCGATCATCGATCGCATTGCAGGGGAGCGCCGCAGTCCAGGTGATCATCTCAACGCGCTGCTCAGATGGACATATGGCGCGTACAAACGGACGCGCGAGGAACAGCTGTTCTTCGGCAGGCAGCCGCCGGGCGTTGTCGAAGACTTGGTCTACGAGCAGAGTCCGTTCTTGCGCAGGATTCCCAAGGCCAAATGAAGCCCCTGATCCGCCACGCAACCGAGTCGGATATCGTCTACGTGCGGCACGCGTGGAGCAAGGACAGCCACGCCAAGCTAAAGGCCTCGCTGCACTGGAGTCGCCAGGGCGTTGCGCCGCTGTACACGCTCTATGATCAGCTCTTTCGCCCGGTTCAAGAGCGCATCGCCAAGCGCGCGGACTGCTTCGTAGCCGCTAATCCAGACGACCACGATCAAATCCTCGGCTATTTGCTGTGCGAGCGCGGCCCTACTCCGGTGCTCTATTACGTGCAGACAAAGGCCGACTTTCAGCGCCAGGGCGTCAGCAAGGCGCTATTTGCGCACGCGGGGATTAGCAAGTCAGCACCGGCGGTGTACGCATTCGGCTGCGCGTTGACGGGATTCATTCCAAAGCAGTGGACACACGTACCCTGGTACTTGATGCCAGAGGTCAACAAGGCGGCTAAATGAAGATCCTCCGACTACGCACCAGCACCCCGCTCAACGAGCTGAAAGGTGAGCAGTTCTGGGTTGCCGACGCGCACACTCAGATCCGCATGTTGCCTTGCGGCCACTTCGTGATCACGCGCTTTGACAAAAACGTGCTGGTTCCGCATGGGCGCGTCGACTCGTGCGCGGTGGAGCCGGATCCGATCAAAGTCGTCGACCCTGACGGGCTCCAAGCGCTCAACTACCCAACGCCATCAATTGCATTGCGCCGCAAACCAGGGCCTAAGCCGAAGGCGCCGCCGAGTGTCTAGCCTGCCGCGCGGCCTGCCCGAAGTGCTCGACGAAAACGACACCTTCGACAAAGCGCGCGAGCGCTCGCAATAGGCCATGCCCGCATTCCCCGCCGAACGGCTTGCGCGGCTGCAGGCTGAGCGAAAGATCGCCCGGCGGGTGAGCGGCAGCAAGCACAGCAAGCTACTCGCAGCACGCCGGCGCGAGCTCTCGCCACGGCAACGAGCGCTGCACGACGACCGCGGCGCGCAGATCTGCGTCATCTCGACGCGCCAGAGTGGCAAGACGTCGGAAGCGATCCTTAAGATCGCCGAGATGATGTTCGGCACGCCCGGCAGCATCACCTACTTCATCATGCCGACCCGCGACCGTGCGCGGGATACGTTCTGGGACCGCTGGAAAGAGGCCACGAAGGAGTTCGGCCTCACCGACGCCAACCACCATGAGACGTTGCTCGAGACGCGTGCGCCAAACGGCTCGATCTTGCGGCTCATCGGTGTGCCAGACAAGAAGCGTGCAGACCGCGTGCGCGGCCAGACGCTCAACCTCATCGTTATCGACGAAGCGGCAAACTTCAGCGATGACGTGCTCAAGTACCTGGTTGAGGACTGCTGCTCAGCGGCGCTCGGCATCCGGGGCGGCCAGCTCTATCTGTGCTCGACGCCTGGCCCGCAGCCAGAGGGCTACCTCTACCGCGCGTACACCGATCCGAAGATGGAGTTTTCGCGGCACTTCCTCGAGCTGCGCGACAACCCCGCGTGGCAGGACCCCGACGACTACCTGGCCAAAGTGCTGCGACGCTTCGGCTACAGCAAAGACGATCCGATCTACCAGCGCGAGTGGCTTGGCAAGTGGGTCGCCGACCTGTCTGCGCGCGTGTACCGCATTGAGGACCGCAACCTCATCGATGCCCCGAGCGCGTACACATACACGGTGATGGCCGTCGACCTGGGCGCCACCGATGAAAGCGCGTTCTCGGTCCTCGGCTGGCGCGCTGGCTCCAAGAAGCTGCAGGTGCTGGTCGACGAGGCAGAGGACGATCTAGACCTGACCAGCGTCGCCGAGCGCATCAAGCAGCTGCAGGCCGACTACCGCCCGCTCGTGACGATGGTCGACGGCGCCGCCAAGCAATCCGTGCTCGAGATTCAAAACCGCCACGGCATCCCGCTCGAGGCGACACCGAAGGCGCCAGGCTACAAGCCCAAGGCGATTGCGCAGATGAACGCGGACTTTCGCCGCGGCTTGCTCGAGGTGCCACGACACTTCGAGGTGGTTGGCCAGATGCGTGCCTTGCAATGGGCCCAGAAAGCCCGAGGCGTGCGCGAGAACCAGGGCCAGCCAAACGACCGATGCGATGCGCTGCTCTACGCCTATTTGCGAGCCTCGGCGTACACCGAGCACGAGCCCGAAGAGCTACCCGCCGAGGGCAGCAAAGCGTTCTACGACGCGCAACAAGCCGCTATTCGTGAGGCGCACGTGCGCGCTAGCCAGCCTAAAGACATGCTAGACCCGTGGGGAAATAGCGGGCGCGATCCGTGGTAATTAGCAAAAGCATTTGCCAGGTGCCTAATTATTGTGCACGGTGGCGATCGTGGCGCTCACTCTAGACGAGATCAAGGGATTGATCTCATTTGGGCTAAGCCTTGGCTTGCAGTCTCTGCAAGCCGAAGGCGTGTCCGTCGTCTACGGTCTGCAGCTGCCAGAGCCCGTCAAACAAGCCGAAGATCAGGAAGAGGACCAGAATATCTCTGGTCTGCCGCCCGAGCTTCGCCACTACTCCGCGCAGGGGAAAACCGCGTGGGGTAAGACGACTTGACCGAGCACTGGACCGAAGTAGCCAGCGGCACCGAGCACATCACCCTCATCCCGTACCTTACGGAGCTGAAGACCAATTACCGCGACTCGCGTTTGTCGTGGTTCGAGGTCTTCCTTGGCATGTACACCGATTGCCAGGACGTCTCGATCCTGTCGTCGCGGTCCACTGTCGCAAGCTCTCCGCTGTACGCACAGCAGGCCGTTCCCGTGAATCTGGCGCGCCCGCTTGTCGACACCGCCGAGGCGAAGATCGCCGGCAGCACGCGACCCCGCCCCTACTTCAAGTCCGTTGGCGCGTCGTGGTCGCAGAAGCGCAAGTGCCAGCGCCTGCAGAAATTCATTGATGGCGAATTCGATCGGACGCGCGCCTACGCACTCGGCTCGCAGATGGTCAAAGACGGCGGCATTTTCGGAACCGCCGCCTGCAAAGTCTACGTCCACAACGGCAAGATCTGCGCAGACCGTGTGCTGGCGTCCGAGCTGATTGTCGACGAAAACCTCGCCTTCGATGCTGCGCCGCGCGAGCTGACGCACTGCAAAGAAGTCAGCAAGGCGATTCTCAAGAAGCGCTTCAAGAAGTTTGTGAAAGAGATCGACGCGCTGATCCCGGTCGGCTCCAACGTCTCGCAATGGTCGCAAGTCGTCGAGGTCTACGAAACGTGGAGCCTCGCCAACGGCAAGACGCCCGGCAAGCACGTCATCTCGATCCCCGGCGCAACGCTGCTGAGCGAGCCGTACAAGCACGAGTATTTTCCGATCGTGATCTGGCTCTGGTCCGAGATGCCGACCGGCTTCTACGGGCAAGGCATCGTGCACCAGATCATGGGCCTGCAGGTCGAGGTCAGCCGCTGGTTCACCAACATCAGCCGCTCGTTGCACCTGCTCGCCAACCCGCGCGTGTTGTTGGCCAACGGTGGCGATTTGAGCCCGCACCACATCACCAACGCATGGGGCACGATCCTCAAGTATCAGCCGCCGTTCAAGCCCGAGGTGTGGACGTCGCAGGTGATGCCGCCTGAGGTCTACGCGTGGTTTGAAAACATGTACAACAAGGCTTTCGAGCTGACTGGCTTGAGCCAGCAAGCCGCGTTTGCCTCGAAGCAGCCCGGGCTCAATAGCGGCAAGGCCATCCGCGAAGCGTCGGACATCCAGGCCGATCGCTTGGCGCCGATTAGCGTGCGGTACGAGAACCTTTTTCTCGATCTCGCAAAGCGCTTCATCGATTGCGCCGAGCAGCTGTTCGAAGAGGACCCGGATTACTCGACCGTCTTCCACGGCACGCGCGACGCCGAGCGCCTGCGCTACGCTGACGTCCGTCTTGAGAAGGACGACTACACGATCCAGCTCTTCGCGACGGCGTTCCTGAGCCGCACGCCAGGCGCCGCGTTCGATGACGTCAAGGACTTGATGTCCGCGCAGCTGATCGACGCCAGCGAGGCGCGCGCGTTGCTCAACTTCCCGGACCTGCAACGCGTGTTCGACCTCGAGAACGCCAACCGCGACAACTTCGAGCGCATCATTGAGCTGATGCTCGATAAGGGCGTCTACCTCGCGCCGCAGCCTTACGACGGCATTGATGGGCTCGAGCTCGGCAAGAAGGTCTTCAAGGAAGCCTACGCCCGCGCACGCACCGAGGACGTTGAAGAGGCCAAGCTCGACCTCATGCGCAAGTACCTCGATGAGACGATCGCGCTCATCGACTCCGAGAAAGCCAAAGCTGCACCACCCGCACCACCGCGGGCGCCGACAGACATGGCGCCGCCCCAACCAGAGATGATGGCCGCCTAATGAGTGACGACGCCGCAGACTTCGCCGCATTTGCCGCAACCCTCAACGTTGTTACGCCCGACGCGCCAGCGCCCGAAGCCGCGCCGGCCGATGTGGCAGTCACGCCGGCCGAAGGTGCCTCTACTGACACCCCGAAAGCCGAAGCCCCGCCCCCTCCGGCTGAAGCTAAGCCGGAGCCCACGCCAGAGCCCAAGACCGATTGGGCCGCCGTAGCAGCCAAGGAGCGCGCGCGCCGCGAAGCCCGCCAGCAATCGCGCCAGCAGGCCGCAGCGACCGCCGCCGCCCTCGAGGCAGCGCAGGCGAAAGCTGCGATGCTCGATGAGCTGCAGACGCTGGCGAAGTCTGACCGGCTGGCCGCGCTCGAGAAGCTTGGCCTCGATATCAGCGAGGTCAATCACGACTACGTCGATCGCCTCGACAAAAACCCGAACGCGCCCACCGCCGCACAGAAGGCGGAAGCAGATCGGCTCGCACGCATCGAGGCGCGGCAAGACGCGATCGACGCTGCCAACGCCAAGGCCAAGGCCGACGCCGAGGCCGCGAGCAAGAAGGAGCGCATCGCTACTGCGCACCGCGAGCTGACCGAGCAGACCACCAAAGTCATCAAAGAAAACATCGAGGAATTCGACACCCTGTCGCGCCACAAAAAAGGCCCGGAGATCGTGATCAATCTCTTAGTGGGTCATCACAGGCAATACGGGAAAGACCTCGACATCAAGGAAGCATGCCGCCAGGTCGAGGCCCATTTAGCCGAGGAAATGAAGCCATTCGCTGGAGCTAAAGCGCTGGCTGCACCCGAGGCTAAAACGACCACGCTATCGGGCGACATGCGCCAAGCCGATCTCCGCCAGAGCCAGGGGACGGACGAGAACAAAGAGTTCTTATCCACCGCACTACGACTCTTAAAACAATCGGCCTAGCGGCCTGACGGAGTAGCAAAATGACACTGACTAGCACCCTTTTCGATAAGGTTTTGAAGGAGTGGTACGCCCCCGGGAAGTTGGAGAGCATGCTCTTCAAGCAGTTCCCCTATTTGGAGAAGGTCAAGAAGGAGAAGGCCGGCGGGCGCTTCTACGTTCAGCCCGTGCTCAACGGCGCTAACGTGCGGCGCTCGGCGTCGTACGCCTTCACGCAGAATAGTATTACCGAAGTCGCGCCGGCCGTCGCGTTTCAGACGCCGTACGTCGAGGACTACGCGACCGTCGCGATCAGCTCCAAGCTCTGGCGCCAAGCCGACACCGACCCGGGCGCCTTCATCAGCGCGTTCAAGCAATCGCAGGATGCGGCCATCGCGGCGCTGCGCAAGTCGCTCGCCCTGAAGCTGTACCGCAACGGCACGGGCTCGATCGGCCAGCTCGGCGGCTCGAGCACCGCCGCGACTGTGCAGGCGCTGGCCAACCGCGCTGACGCGTTCAACTTCGAAGTGGGCGACATCGTCGCCAGCTCGCTCACCGATGGCGGTCTGATTCGCGTCGGCTTGCCGGCGTCGACCACGGGTGCCGTGATCGTCGGCATCCAAGACAACGGGACCACCGCGTCTCTGGTGTTCTCGGGCGTGCTCAACGCGTCGATCACCGACGTGGCGAACGCCGACTACCTCTACAGCAACTCGGGCGATGCGCAGAACAACGCGACGACCCCGGTTGTTGTCACCGGGTTGCTCGGCTGGTCGCCTGCCACCACCGCGTCTCTGACGGTGTCCTTCCAGGCCGTCACCCGCTCCACCGACGAGCGCCGGTTGCGCGGCCAGTACGTCGCCAACCCGCTCAGCGCCCCGATCGACGAGCAGCTGCAAAACGGCATCACGCAGCTTGTGAGCCTCGGCGGCATGCCCGACTCGATCTTCATGAACCCGGCCGACGTTCTGCTCTTGCAGAAAGTCGCGGCCGGCAAGGTCATGCGCGATCAGGGCGGCACGGCCAAGTTCGGCTTCAAGACCGTCATGTTCGCCTGCAGCCAGGGCGATATCACGGTCTACAGCGACCCGGCTTGCCCGCAGGGCTACGCGTTCGTCTGCGACATGACCGGCCACAAGGTCGTTTCGCTCGGCGAGCCGATCGGCGTCCGCAAGGCTGGCGACTCCACCATGGTGCGCAGCGCCGCGAGTGCCGACGCCTGGATCGTCGACTGGATGTCGATCACCAACCTGGTGCTCGAGCGCCCCGGTCAATGCCTCGCCACGGTCGCCCTCTAATCCACTGACGAAAAGGAGGAATGAACCATGCCAGCATTTGGAAATCGGCGATTTGAGAACATCAAGGGGCTCGGCATTGAAACCGTCGACCTCTCGTTCTCGTTCGCGTTCAACGGCAACAGCTCGGTCAGCGCATCGACCATCAAGGGCTACGGCGTCAGCGTCACGCTGAGCGACACCGGGAAATACACCGCGACGTTTGCCGGTGGATTCCCGGAGGTCATTGCGGCGGGCGTCTCGCAAGAGTCGATCACCGCCAATCAAATCGATCTTCGTCTCGGCCCAATTAGCGCCACGGCGGGGACTATCGTTATTTGGGCCATCAACGAGGCGGTGACCAGTGCGGCCACCGCTATCAACGTGCCGGCGAGCACGGGCAACAAGGCGCACGTCTATCTGAAAGTGCGCCGGAGCGCTGCGGCGGTCGGCACCACGGGTGCGACGTGATCGGCGAAGAGCCCGAGGACATCGCGCTCACGATCCTCAAGAAGAACAAGAAGGGGTCGCCGGACGAAGAGGACGAAGACATGGAGGACGAGGGCAGCTCGGGCATGGGCCCGGATGCGCTCAAGGGCATGTATTCGGCCATGAAGTCGGGTGACTACCAAACGGCATTCGATGCGCTGCGAAGCGCGATCGAGTGCTGCAAGGACGAGTAGAGAATGCAAGTCTCTCTCTCAGAGATGCGCGCCAGGGTGCGGCAACGCGCCGACCAGG